CCACACGGTTTTCCTCGAATACCGCAGCGTCGTCGATGGGCGGGTCTATGTCGTCGAGGACGTGAACGGACTGGCGGTGAAGGTCCAGGCCGCGGATGGAACGGCGGTGCCGACGCGGACGCCAGGCGCCAGCTCGACCTATACGTTCGGCGGACGGCAAGGGCAGTCGATCCAGGCGTTCCTCATCGACAGGGCCGGGACCTACCGCGTGTCGGCGGATTACGGCGGCCGTGATGGGCCGCAGGCCGTGATCGCCGTGGGGCGGGGCTTCATGACCGGGATGTTTGTGACCATCCTGTCGGCGCTGGGGGCGTTCTTCGGCGGTGTATTCCTGTCGGTCATCGGCATCGCCTGGGTGGGCTGGAGCCGACGGCGGACACCGCGCTGACCTCGGCAACGAAGGCGGATTGACAGTTACCGTCCGGTTGGTATGTAGCGGAGATGGACAGCACCACACGCCGTCGCGCGCCCGACGACACCCGCGCCGAGATCATTGAAAAGGCCCTGGAAGTTGCCGCCGAACTGGGTGCGTCAGGCTTTACGTTGGATGCGGTGGCGGCGCGGACGAGCGTCAGCAAGGGCGCCCTGCTGCATCATTTTCCCAGCAAGATCGCGCTGTTGGAAGGGATGGTCGATCATCTGGGGCGGATGCATACGGACACGATCCTGGCTGAGGCGGCGCGGGACCCCGAACCCTATGGCCGCAACGCTCGGGCCTATCTGAGGGCGACGGTCAATGAGCCGGTGACGCCGCAGGACGTCAGCATCGGTCGGGTCATCATGGCCGCCTGCGCCATCGATCCGGCATTGGCGCAGCGCTGGAACGGCTGGATCGACAAGGTGAAGGTGGACGATCCCAGCGATCCGGTCGGGGCGGACGACGCCCTGATGCTGAGGCTGATCGCCGACGGGCTGTGGATGTCGGACCTGTTCGGCACCCATGCGGTGTCGCCGGAACAGAGGCAGGCGCTGCTGTCGCTGCTGACGCCCGGCCATCCGATCACGGCGAACGACGCGTGAGTCTCGTGACCTGGGCCGCGCTGCTGGGCGCCATCGCGCTGGAGGTGGCGGGCACGACGATGCTGCAGGCCTCGCAGCAGTTCACCCGGGTCTGGCCCACGGCGGGGATGGCGGTCTGCTACGGCCTGGCCTTCTATCTGCTGTCGATCGCCTTGCGGCAGATGCCGGTGGGGATCGCCTATGCGATCTGGAGCGGGCTGGGGGTGGTGCTGATCTCGGTGATCGGGACGGTGGTGTTCCGCCAGCGGCTGGACCTGCCGGCCATGGTCGGGCTGGCGATGATCGTCGGCGGGGTGATGGTGATCAACCTGTTCTCGAAGACGGTCGGGCATTGAGGCTGTGACAAGCGGCGGCGCGGCGCGTATGAGGCGCGCCATGCAGCCCTACTGGGAAACCAAGACCCTGGCCGAGATGTCGCCTTCCGAGTGGGAGGGGCTGTGCGACGGGTGCGGGCTGTGCTGCGTGATCCGGTTCGAGGACGAGGATACGGGCGAGGTCATTCCGACGCGGGTGCATTGCAAGCTGTTCGACCCCGAAGCCTGCGCCTGTTCGGACTATGCGAACCGCAAGGCGCAGGTGCCGGACTGCATCAAGCTGACGCCCGGCAACATCGAGGCGCTGGAGTGGATGCCCAAGTCGTGCGCCTATCGCCGGTTGCACGAGGGGCGGCCGCTGGCGAAATGGCATCATCTGATCTCGGGCAGTCGCGAGACGGTGCATACGGCGGGCGTGTCGGTGCGGGGCCAGACGATTTCGGAGCTGTCGCTGGCCGAGCCGGAGGATGCGCTGGATTTCGAGGCGCCGGAATGGGCGGTCGAGCGGGGCCGGGAGCGATAGGGTAGCACCCCCTAGCCAGCGCAATGACGCTGGTTGAAAGCGTGTGAAAACAAGCCGTTGGCGAATTATGTGGGCGTTCTTCCGGCCTGAGGACGCTGGTCCGCTATGGTTTGGGCATGACGGGAAATCAGGACTACGAAGAGAGCGGCTGCGGCGGCGCGCGCGAGACGGCTGCGTCCTGCGCGGGGTGGATGGAGCCCCTGTTCCTGATGATGAAGGCCAAGATCGAAGAGACGGCCAAGAGCGTCTGCGAGACGGACGTCAAGGACGCCGCCGTCGCCGAGAAGGTCGCGCGCCAGATCGGGGTGATCGCGCGGTCGGCCAAGGCGGTCGAGGCGATGCGGCTGCTGTGCCTGAGCGACAACGAAGAGGACGAGATGGGTGGACGAACCTACGACCCCGCCGAGGACGAGCGAATCCGACAGGAACTGGTCGTCGAACACGCGCGGCTTGATCGAATTCTGGAAGAGAAGAACGCCGAAGCTGCTGAAAGAGCGCGGGCTAAGGCTGCATCGCAATCACTGTCGGCTGGCGAAGCATCAGTTTCCGCCGACTGACGACGACCTGAAGACCTGGCTGCTGCTGGGCGGCCGGGGATCGGGCAAGACCTTCGCCGGGTCGGTCTGGATCGACATCATGGCGCGAGAGCTGCCCGGCATCACCCTGGCCCTGGTCGGCCCCGCCCTGCACGATGTGCGCGAGGTGATGGTGGAGGGGGCGTCGGGGATCAAGGCGCTGGCGGAGCCGGGCGACCGGCCGCGTTGGGAGGCGGGGCGGCGTCGGCTGGTTTGGGACAATCAGTCGGCGGCCTATGCGTTTTCGGCCGAGGATCCCGACAGTCTGAGGGGGCCGCAGTTTCACGCGGCCTGGGCGGACGAGTTCTGCGCTTGGCGGCGGCCGGAGATGGTGCTGTCGAACCTGAGGTTCGGGTTGAGGCTGGGGGCCTCGCCGCTGCTGGCGGTGACGACGACGCCCCGGCCGATCCCGGCGCTGAGGCGGTTGATGGCCGAGGCGGGGACGGTGACGGAACGGGCGGCGACGGCGCTGAACGCGCAGAACCTGTCGCCCGGCTTTCTGGCGCATCTGAACGACGTCTATGGCGGGACGCGGCTGGCGGCGCAGGAGCTGGAAGGCGTGGTGGTCGAGGGGGAGGGCGCCCTGTTCCGCATCGCGGATCTGAAACGGGCCAGAGGCGCGCGGCCGGCCGAACTGGACCGGATCGTCGTGGCGGTCGATCCACCGGCGACCGCGACCGGAGACGCCTGCGGCATCGTGGTCGTGGGGCGAAAAGGTCGCCAGGCCTTCGTGCTGGCGGACCGGACGGTGCAGGGGCGCTCGCCCCAGAGCTGGGGTGGGGCCGTCAGTGCGGCGGCGCACGAATTCGGCGCGCACGAGGTGGTCGCCGAGAGCAATCAGGGCGGCGACATGGTGCGGTCGGTTCTGGCCATCAGCGCGTGTCCATGCCGGATCGAGATGGTCCACGCCTCGCGGTCCAAGGCGGCGCGGGCCGAGCCGGTGGCCCTGCTCTATGAACAGGGGCGGGTGGTCCACTGCGACGCCTTCCCGGCGCTGGAGGAAGAGATGCTGGCGCTGGGCAGCGAGGGCGGACCCAGCCCGGACCGAGCCGACGCCCTGGTGTGGGCGATCACGCGGCTGATGCTGGGGCCGCAGTCGGCGGGACCGCGGTTGCGGGGGCTCTAGAGCCTCAAGATTTCAACGACTGGAGAGACGATATGCCGGCCATTCCCGAGCGGGACGGATTGCTGAACCATGGGCGTGACGCGGGCGGGCCCGCGAGGCGCGGGGCGGCGGTGACGCCCAGCGACACGGCCGATCTGACGACCTACGCCAAGGCGCTGTATGTCGGTGGGGCGGGCAATGTCCGTGTGCTGACGGTCGGGGGCGAGGATGGGGACGCCGTGACCTTCGCCAACCATCCGGTGGGGTGGTTGCCGGTGCAGGTGCGCCGGGTGCTGGCGACCGGGACGACGGCGACGCAGATCGTGGCGGCCTTCGACTGATGTCGGGACTCGAGATCGGGGCGGCGACGGCGGCGCCGGGCGGGGTGCTGGGAAGGGCGAGGTTCTCCGTGCCCGATCTGCCCGTCTGGTCGGCGGCGGTCAGGACCATGCAGGCGGGCGGGCGCGAGGCGCGGCTGCTGTGCATCGGCGACAGCGTGACCCAAGGCTATGGCGCGGTCTCCGGCGGCTGGACGCCGAACGGTCGGGCGAGCGCCTGGCCCGAGCGGCTGGCGGCGATGATGAGCGGGCGGGGCCTGCCGGCCTCGGCGGCGTCGGTCGCGGGCGCGGGGGCGGCGGATGGGGCGAGCGGAGGCTATTCGGCCTATGACCCGCGCGTGACGATGGGCGCCGGCTGGAGCGTCAACGCCTTGACCGGGATGGGCGGTAAGCTGTTTTCGGGCGCGGCGTCGTCAACGGGCGTCTGGAGTTTTCAGCCGGACGGGCCGGTGGATCGGTTCGATCTGTGGGCCGTAACCAATACGGCGCTGGGCGTGCTGACGATCGAGACGGACGGCGCAGTGCGGGCGACGGTGAACACCACAAAGGCGGCGTCGATGGAGGTCATGACCGTGGCTTTTCCCGAGACCGCCGGACCGGTGAGCGTGCGCTGGGCCTCGGGCGGGGCGGTGTTCATCGCGGGCGGGGTCGCTTGGCGGTCAGATGTGAAGCGGGCGCGGGTGATCAATGCGGGATGGGGCGGGGCCCGGATCGCGGACTGGATCACGACGGATCAGCCGTACCGGGCCTATGGATCGATCCCGGCGGCGGCGCCCGATCTATCCGTCGTATGCCTGACCATCAACGACTGGAATGCGGGCACGGCGGTCGCGACCTACAAGGCCGGGCTGGGGACGCTGGTGGATCGGTGCCTGACGACGGGGGACGTGCTGTTGATGACGGGCTGTCCATCCGATCCGGCGCAGGGCAAGGCGACCTATGCGGCGCAAGCCGTATTGCGGGACGCTGTTTTCGAGGTGGCGGCGACGCGAGGGCTGACGGCGCCCATCGACGGGACGGCCTTGTTCGGCGGCAGTTTCGGCGGCGGGCTGATGTTCGATTCCGTCCATCCCAATGCGGCGGGCCAGGCGAGGATCGCCGAGGCGGTGCGGGCGCGCGTGATGATCTGAGGTTGTCGCTCGCGCTCGCGCGGTGGTAACCGTGGCGGATGGGGGAGCGGTTCTACGGGGTGCAGGCGCTGCGGTTCGCGGCGGCGACGGCGGTGGTCGTTACGCACGCCGTGGATCTGGCCGGGACGCGGCTGGAGCTGGAGACGGCCCTCACGCAAGGTATTTTGGCGGGCGGGACGCTGGAGAACTTCGGTGCCGTCGGCGTGGACGTCTTCTTCGTCATCAGCGGCTTCATCATCGCCACGACGACGCGGGGGCAGGCGGGCGTAAGCGCGGCCGGGGCTTTCCTGTGGCGGCGGTTTCGGCGGGTTGCGCCGATCTACTGGCTGCTGTCGCTGCCGATTCTCGTCGGCATGGCGCGGGGCGGGACGCTGAGCCCGGAGGTGGCGGCGGCCACGTTCCTGTTCTGGCCGTTCAGCGGATTGGAGATGACGTTTCCGGCTTTGGGGCCGGGGTGGACCCTGTGTTTCGAAATGCTGTTCTACGCCGGGTTCGGGCTGGCGATGATGGGCGGGCGAAAGGTCGGCTGGGGGCTGGTCGGGGCCTATGCGGCGATGCTGGCGGTCGGATTGGTCGTGGCGGCGCCGGTTCTGAGGTTCTGGGGCGCGCCGATCATTCTGGAGTTTCTGCTGGGCGTGGGGATCGCCTGGGTGTGGCGGTCGGCGCCGCGTCGGCTGGGGGTGTGGGCGGTCGGTCTGGCGATGCTCGGGTTCGGGCTGGGCCTGGTCTTCGGCTATGGCGGCGTCGACGATGTGCGGGCGTTGAACGATCCGTGGAACGGGTTGAGGCGGGCAGCGGTCTGGGGGTTGCCCAGCGCGCTGCTGGTGTTCGGCGTGGTGCGGATGGAGCGGACGGATCGGGCACCGGGGCGGCTGTCACGGGCGGCGGCCTTCATGGGGGATGCGTCCTATTCGATCTATCTGGTCCATGTGCTGGTGATCCGCGCGCTGGGAAGGCTGTTCGAGAGCGGGATGGTCGCCCTGCCGGGGGATGCGGTGGTGGGGCTGACCGTGGTCGCCAGTCTGGCGGCGGGGGCGGTCGTGCATGTGTGGATCGAGCGGCCGATGCTGAAACCTATGCGCCCCTCTCCCGGCGGGAGAGGGCTTGAGCGTCCGAGAGCCTAGCGATCGGTCAACGCGAAAGGGTGAGGGGCAGGGGGTGCGAACTGGCCCGCCAGTCGACCCTCATCCGGCTCTTCGAGCCACCGTCTCCCACTGGGAGAAGGAACAAGACATCTGAGGAGACTTCGATGGTTTCGATCCGGTGGCCGTTCGGCCAGGCGGGGCGCGGGCGTGCGCCTGAGGCGAAGGAGAGCCGGGCGGGCGGGGTGATCGCCCTGTCGGGCGTGGGCCGGCCGCGCTGGACGCCCAACGACTACGCCAGCCTGGCGCGCGAGGGGTATCAGAGGAATGCGGTGGCCTATCGCTGCATCCGCGTGATCGCCGAGGCGGCGGCGTCCGCGCCGTTCGCGGTGTTCGTGGACGGGGTGCGTGACGACGATCATCCGCTGGCCAAACTGATCCGCCGGCCCAATCCCGAACAGTCGGGGGCGGAGTTGATGGAGGCGGTCTATGGCGCGCTGCAGGTGTCGGGCAACGCCTATGTCGAGGCGACCGGCGATGCGGACGGGGACGGGGCGCCGGACGAACTGTGGGCGCTGCGGTCGGACCGGGTGAAGGTGGTTCCTGGCCGGTCGGGATGGCCCGAGGCATGGGATTATTCCGTAGACGGACGGTCGGTGCGGATCGGGCGGGCGGCCGACGGCTGGGCGCCGGTGATGCACCTGAAGCTGTGGCACCCGCTGGACGACTGGTACGGGCTGTCGCCGCTGGAGGCGGCGGCGCAAGGGGTGGATGCGCACAATGCGGCCGGCGCCTGGAACAAGGCGCTGCTGGACAATGCGGCGCGGCCGTCGGGGGCGCTGGTCTATGGGGCGAGGAACGGCGAGCGGCTGACGGACGGACAGTTCGAGGCGCTGAAGGATCAGCTATCGACCGTCTATGCCGGGGCGACCAACGCCGGGCGGCCGATCCTGCTCGAAGGCGGGATGGACTGGAAGCCGCTGAGCCTGACACCGGCGGAGATGGATTTTACGGCCGGAAAACATGCGGCGGCGCGCGAGATCGCCCTAGCGTTCGGGGTGCCGCCGCAGCTGCTGGGCATACCGGGGGACGCGACCTACGCCAACTATCGCGAGGCCAATGCGGCCTTCTGGCGCCAGACGGTGATCCCGCTGGTGCGCAAGGCGGCGGGGGCGATGACGGGTTGGCTGGGCGAGCGGTTCACGGGGTGCGAAATCCGCGCGGACCTGGATGCCGTCTCGGCGTTGCAGCCCGAGCGGGACGCCCTGTGGGCGCGGTTGGAGGCGGCGAGCTTCCTGACCGACGAGGAACGTCGGCGGATGGCGGGGTTGGGGGCATGACCGAACATCATATCCGGCGCGTGCCGACGGCGCTGCTGATCGCCGTCGTGGTGCAGACGGTGGGCGGCCTGGTCTGGGCCGGGGGCGCAGCGGCGCGGATCGCGACGCTGGAGCAGCGGGTCGGGGAGCAGAGGCTTGTCGCCGAACGGCTGGCGCGGCTGGAGGTCCAGGGCGAGGCGACGGCGGCGGCCGTGGAGCGGATTGAGCGACGGTTGGAGGGGAAATGAACGGCGAGTGGCCAGTGACGAGTGACGAGAAGAATGGGACAGGGCGACGGGGCTCGCCACTGGTCACTCGCCACTCGCCACTTCTTATAGAAGGCTATGCCTCGCTGTGGGGCGTGGCGGATTTGAACGGGGACGTGGTGCAGGCGGGGGCGTTTGCGGACAGTCTGGCCAAGACGGGGGCCGAGGGGGTACGGATGCTGAACCAGCACGATGCGCGGGCGCCGGTCGGGGTCTGGGAACAGATCGTCGAGGATGCGCGCGGCTTGTTCGTGCGCGGCCGGATCGAGGACTGGTCGGCCGAGGCGCGGTTCGCCGGGGCGTTGAGCCGGGCGGGGGCGCTGGATGGGCTGTCGATCGGCTACCGCACGGCGCGGGCCCGGCGTCAGGGACGGCTGCGCGTGCTGAGCGCGGTCGATCTGTGGGAGGTCTCGCTGGTGACGTTTCCGATGCTGCCGGGGGCGCGGTTCAGTCCGGTTTGAGGGTCGGGGAGAGACTTGGAGACGACGACGGCCGGAGGCGCATCCGTGGTTTCTCCGCAATGTTGACCCGGCACGACACGCACGGCCACTGCGGGCCCGGCATCGGATCGTCTGGGATGAAAGAACAATCCAAACACGGCGCCTCCCCTTCTGACTTTGAGTTGGGAAGCGAAGCCGGAGCCGCAAGGCCTTGCTGGTTTCAGTTTGGCTTGAGGGCTTGGAAGGCGCCGTTGCGGTCGAGGGTTTCGGCGAGGGCGGCCATCTGGGCGCGGCCCTTCTTGCCGTGGAGATAGCGCAAGGCCCAGCCGGCGAGCACCAAGCCAAAGATCCAGCCGACGTGCAGCACCAGGTGGGCGAACAGGATGAAGACGGCCGCCAGCGCATAGGCGCCGAGATAGACCAGGGCCAGCTGGCCGCCGCGCGAGACCGTGGGGTTGGACAGGCCGGCGATGATCTCGGCCAGGCCCGGCGAGGCGGCGGCGGACGGCAGGGCGTGATCGGCGGGCTTTGACGCCGGTTGGGACGCGGGTTTGGGTTGCGCTTTCGGTGCGGCCTGGGCGGTGGGCGCAGCGGCCGGTCGGGCGGCGGGTTTGGGCCTGGGCGGGATCGGATCGGTTGCTCGCCGGGCGGGGCGGAACAGGATCGAGCGGCCCGTTTCGTCGACGGTGAAGACCTCTTCGAAGGCGGTGGTCGAGAAGTCGATGTCGCGGGTGTCCTGGCCATAGCTTTGGCCGTGCAGGGCCATAAGCCGGCCCTGGCGCAGCTCGATCTGGAAGCCGACAGGGTCGGGCAGGCCGGCGACCATCGCATGGACCGTGCCGAACAGGCCGGTGGCGTCCCGGTTGGCGATCGCGCGGTCCGCATCGACGACGATCTGGGAATAGAGGCCGGCGCCGGTGTTGCGACGCAGCCCCGGCGAACTGGCGGCGACCTGGGCGCGCAGGTCCGGCACGCTGTCGCCCATCTGCCAGATCATGGCGTCCATGACGGCGCTTTCGAGGGGCGTCAGGTGGGACATGGGGCGTCAGTCCGCCGGGGCGCTCACTGATTTCTCCATCTCAGCCTTGAGCGCCTGCATTTCGGTGGTGCTGGCTTCCATCTCGGCGGTGCATTGCTCTTGAGTGATCGTCGCCGCACGTTCTGATGCCTTGCCCTTGTCATAGGCCGACAGAAGGAAGGCTGAGGCCGCTCGCTTCTGAGGGTCGGTTTCGTTAGCCAGCGCCGCCCGCACCTGCGCGCCGACTTCGGGCGGAAACTGACGTTCGCAGGTTCCCAGCGTCTCGAACATTCGGGTCATGCCACCAAAGACCTGGCTGACTTGCGCCGCCTGTTCGGGAGGCAGTTTGGACACATCAAGTTGGGACTGAACCAAAAGGGCGCCGGAAAGGGCGAGAGCAAGCGTGAGCATGTGAAGCGATCCTCAAGAGGGCAGGATCGGTAGCACGGTTTCGCGGGCCTGCCAGCCGCTCAATCACAGGTTTCGGGCGCGGGCCCGGATCGTCGCGTCGGATAGAGACGCATTCACCGGAGACACCATGAAAGAGACCAAACAGGCTTCCGGCTCGCCGGAGGCGCGCGATGTCGTGCGCGAGATGATGGCGGCGTTCGAGGCGTTCAAAGGGGCGAACGACGCCCGGCTGGGCGAGATCGAGAAAAAGGCGGCGGCCGATGTGCTGCTGGAGGAGAAGGTGGCGCGCATCGACCAGGCGGTCGCCTCGGCCCAGGCGCGGCTGGATCGGGTGATGAGCCAGAGCCGTCGCCCGGCGATCGGCGGCGAACCGGCCGAGCCGGCGTCTGCGCCCGAGGCGAAGGCGGTGTGGGACGGCTATTTGAAGACAGGTCAGTCTGGCGCGCTTGAGGTCAAGGCGGGCCTGTCGGGCGGCGCGACCTCGGGCGGCTATGTCGTGCCCTATGAGACCGAGCGGGCCATCGAGCGGCGTCTGATGGCGGCCAGTCCGATGCGCGAGATCGCCACGGTGCGCACGGTCGCGGCGGGCGTGTTCCGTAAGCCGGTGTCGACGGCGGGCGTGGCCTGCGGCTGGGTGGCGGAGACCGCCGCGCGGCCCGAGACGGACCCGGCGACCCTGGCCCTGCTGGAGTTTCCGTCGGCGGATCTCTACGCCAATCCTGCGGCGACGCAGGCGTTGCTGGACGACGCCATGGTCGATCTGGACGAATGGCTGGCGGCCGAAGTCGAGGACGCCTTTGCGGCGCAGGAGACCCAGGCCTTCGTCAATGGCGACGGGGTGAACAAGCCCAAGGGCTTGCTGTCCTATCCGACCGTGGTGGACGCGGGCCAGGCCTGGGGCCAGATCGGCTATGTCGCGTCGGGCGCGGCGGGCGGGTTCGCGGCGACCAGTCCGGGGGATCGTCTGATCGACCTGATCTATGCGCCCAAGGCCCAGTATCGTCCGAACGGGCGGTTCGTGATGAACCGCAAGACGGTCTCGGCCGTGCGCAAGTTCAAGGACGCGGACGGCAACTACATCTGGCAGCCGGCGACGCGGCTGGGCGAGACGGCGAGCCTGCTCGGCTATCCGGTGACCGAGATCGAGACCATGCCGGACGTGGCGGCCAACAGCCTGTCCATTGCGTTCGGGGACTTCCAGCGGGGGTATCTGATCGTCGATCGGGCGGGGGTGCGGGTGCTGCGCGATCCCTATTCGGCCAAGCCCTATGTGCTGTTCTACACGACCAAGCGCGTGGGCGGGGGGGTGCAGAACTTCGACGCGATCAAGGTGATGAAGTTCGCCGTGAGTTGAGGTGATCGTCTCCTCCCCGTCGCGCAGCGATGGGGAGGTGGCGCGGCGCGTCTTCGCGCCGTGACGGAGGGGCTCTGCGACGGATCACAGACGCCTGTGGGACTTCGAGAGCCCCTACACCACTTCGTGGTCCCCCTCCCCACTGCATGGGGAGGAGACGGTATTTCTGACAATGGAGATTGCCATGGCGCAGCCGGTGACGGTGGCGGAGGCGAAGCTGTTTCTGAGGGTCGAGCATGAGGTCGAGGACGGCTTGATCCAAACCCTGATCGCGGCGGCCCAGGCGAAGGTCGAAACGGATGTGGGTTTGAGCCTGACGTCCACCTCGCCGGCGCCGCTGAGGCTGGCGATCCTGATGCTGGTGCTGCGGGCCTATGAGCGGGGCGAGGCGGTGGAGATCGAGCCGGTGGAGGGCTGGATCGCGCCTTACCGGGTGGTGCGACTTTGACTGGGCGCTATCGGCCTTCGGCCTACTTGAGCGCCGATATGAGGATCCTGGCGGGGCTGTTTCAGCCGGTGGAGGCCGAGACGCCGTATGGCGGGCGCAGCGTGTCGTTCGAGGCGGTCGGGTCGGCCTGGCTGAAGTGCGGGGCGCGTCGGCGGACCGAACGCGGCGAGGGCGATCAGCGGCGCGCTGTCGAGACGATGGGCGCCGAGGCGCGGGCGGATGCCCGGCTGATGATCGGTCGCGTGCTGCGGTTCGGCGGGGCGGACTGGCGGATTGTTTCGGTCGAGGACGTGCGGCCGGGGCGGGCGAAGCTGGATCTGGAGCGGGTGCGATGAAGGATCATGAGAGCGCGCTGCAGAAGGCGGTCATGGCGGCGCTGAAGGGCGATGCATCGGTCCAGGCCCTGCTGGGCGGGCGAGTGTTCGACTTCGCCGCTCTCGGGGCGCCGGAGGACGCCGCGTTCCCGCATCTGGTGATCGGGCGGTGCGAGAGCCGGCCGGTGGCGGCCGAGGGGGGCGGGGTCGAACAGAGGCTGACGCTGACGGGCGTGTCGCGGTTCGCGGGATCGGAAGAGGCCAAGGCGGTGGCGGCGGCGGTGCGGGCGTGTCTGCACGAGGCCGTGTTGGAGGCCGACGGGGTGCGGACGTCGACGCTGAGGGCGACATTCGCGGACGTGTTCCGCGCGGGCGACGGGCGGCGGACCTATGCGGTCGTGCGGCTGAGGGCGGTCACGGAAGAGGTGAGTGGTGACGCGTGAGTCGTGAGCGGCGACGACGCCCGCCGACGCGCAATCACCCGTCACGAGTCACGATTCACGACGAGAGGGAGAGACAGAAATGACGGCACAGGCCGGCAAGGACATGTTGCTGAAGATCGAGGGCGCCCCAGTGGCGTCTCCGGGCGTCTTCACGACGGTGGCGGGGTTGAGGGCGCGGACGATCTCGCTGAACGCCAAGACCGTGGATGCGACCGATGGCGACAGCGCCGGGCGGTGGCGCGAGCTGCTGGCGGGCGCGGGTGTGAAGTCGGCGTCGGTGTCGGGGCAGGGCATTTTCCGCGATGCGGCGTCGGACGCCCTGGTGCGCGAGGCCTTCTTTGATCAGGCGGCGAAGCGGTGGCGGCTGATCGTGCCGGACTTTGGAGTGCTGGAGGGGCCGTTCCTGGTGGCGGCGCTGGAATACGCCGGCGAGCACGAGGGGGAGGCGACGTTCGCGCTGAGCCTGGCCAGCGCCGGGGCCATCGGGTTCAGCGCGATATGAACGGCGTGCGGGGCGAGGCGGCGGTAATCCTGGGCGGCGCGCGGCGTCGGGCCTGTCTGACGCTGGGGGCGCTGGCGGAGATCGAGACGGAGTTGGGCGTCGATGGGATGGCGGCTGTGGCGGAGCGGATGAAGACGCTGTCGGCGCGGGATCTGATGATCGTGCTGGCGGCGGTGTTGCGCGGCGGCGGGGAGGTTGAGCCGGAGGCGGCGGCGGTCGATCCGCGCGAGGCGGCGGTCGCGGTGGCGCAGGCGTTTGCGGCGGCCGCCAGGTGACGCCGTGGGGCGAGATGTTGCGGCTGGCGGCGGCGATGGGCGTGACGCCCGAGGCGTTCTGGCGGCTGTCGCTGAAGGAGTGGCGGATGTTGACACAAGTCCCGCGGGGGACGGCGCCGCTTGGGCGTGACGGGCTGGCGCGATTGATGGAGGGTTGGCCGGATGGCGGATGAGTTCGGGCGAGACGGGATCGATCAGGTCGCGCTGAGAGCGGCCGAAGCCGGGGCGGCGCTGGAGGCGTTGAAGGCGCCGGCGCAGGAGGCGGCCGACGCGATCGAGGCGGCGTTCGGGCGGGCGGGCGACAGCCTGACGCGGTCGCTGGCGCGGGCGGCGGTGGACGGGGAGGTGTCGCTCGCCGAACTGGCGCGGGCGGTGCTGAACGCCGTCAATGCGGCGGCTGGCGCGAACGGCGGCGGCTTGAGCGCGACGATCCAGTCCGTGATGTCGAGCTTCGGCGGCGCGCGGGCGGATGGCGGGCCGGTGCTGGGCGGCGCCGCCTATCTGGTCGGAGAACGCGGGCCGGAGGTTTTCAGACCGACAACGGGCGGCGAGATCGGGCCGGTCGGCGGCGGGGGCGTGACGGTCAATGTGGCGGTGGACGGCGGGGCGCCGGCCCTGCTGCGCTCAGAGGCGCAGATCGCCCAGATGCTGGCGCGGGCCGTCAGCCTGGGCGCCAGGCGGATGTGA